AGATCACTTCCGACGATTGTCAGTACGTTGTCATCACTATCGTTCACCAGTTGATCTGCTTCACCGTAGTAGTTCAGGTACACTTCGCCCTGACCTACGGATGGTGCCAACTTAATAACACCACGTTCTCGGCTAAAGTACAGTGGGGAACCAACGGCACCATGCTTTTGTTGCTCTGCCATCTCGTGCATAGGAATACGCACTAAGGCGCGTCCATTGTACTGTAGATCAATTATTTCCAGTAGGTCGATTGGCATCACAAGTTCTGAGACAGTCGTACCTGATGCAATCGTGTAGGTCTGTAGTTTTTCCATAGGCGGGATGCGCAAGACACGTTGAATGCGTGTCATCGCTTGATCAATAAAGGTATCAGCCAAGGCATTGCTACAGTCACTACGGTTCAGTAGGGCCAGAAAGTGTGCCCTGATTTGACCTTTGTTCATCTATTAAATCCTTTTCTCGGTCGCCATGAAAGCGTCTAGGTTTTCGGCTTTGAGCCGCTTCACGATCTCTGGGCCAGATGCTTCCCAGATGTTGAAGCCTTCGCGAAGCCACTTTTCGACAACTACAGTTGGAATAGAGGCAACACGGTGAAATTCGCCCATTGGCTTACTTGTACTCTCGTTCCTTGCGTCCTTTAGGTCGTCTAAGAATGACTGAGAGATTTGCTGTGTGTGCTTCCGAATTAGACCATCACTATGATCAATGAAGTCTGTGTCGGATTGAATTAGTAGGGGGTTCTTCGGTGGTAACATTTGTGCTTCCTTAAAAACAAAACGACCCCCCAAGGGGTCACAGTAAGGAGAGCAAAACCTGTGATTCCGAGGGGGGTCTATCTACCGAACTACAAGAGTTCTATAGAATGCTTATGCCAAGCCAGTGATCTTGACTGAGTCGTCAAAGTTCATGTGCTTAACAGACATTTCGCCGACGATTAGGTGCTTGTCGGAGTCGCCTGTTTTGGCAAGTAGTGTGCGAGAGAATGGACGCAATGTGCATGTCTTGAACATGGATGGGTCGATCAACAGTGCTGTTGTCGCTTCCAAGTGACGGTTCAAAACCACACGGTATTCGCCATATGGGGACACGTACAGGTCAATAGCATTGACCAATGTCTTACCTTGGGCGATTTCACGGTTGCGACCTGCGGCACCTGCGAAACCAGAAACGATCTGTGCGTCTGCTGGTTTGATCATGAAGGTGTTTACGTCTGAACCGTTTGCGTATGCAGTTTCACCAGCATCCAACAGCGCGGCTTCGGTCAATGCTGCACCAGCCTGTGGTTTGTCGGTGTTGATCTGATTGATAACAGAAGCCATCAAGCGTGCTGTTGGTGTAGCACCACCAGTACCAACAACAGCGGCTTGGTTAGCACCAACCAACGCGTATTCTGCATCGCGCTTGATTTCTTTCAGTGCTTTTGCCAACTGATGTGCAGTCTCTTTCGCACGCCCGTAGGTTGCAACGGCATCTGCGGTTGCACTTACTTGGAATGCTTTGGTCAAGATTTGGGTCACGTTTGTACGCTGTGTAGCGTTACCCAATGTCGCCATTACTGCATCATCACCTTCGATTGCAGCGTTGACACCCGCTGGTGCCAGTGCGTCTTCTAACCAAGAGAAAGTACGAGCGTTGATTTTCTCGTCTTTGAACATGGTCATCGCGGGCGTATCGAAGGGCGTAATGTCAGTAATAATGTCGGCGACCGACTCTTTTTTACCAACCTGATCGTATGTTGTGTAAGTTGCCATGATATATAATTCCTTCTACTAGGCAAGATTTGGGTTAGTCTTCCCAACGCGCCATCAGTGCTTCGGCAATGTCATCCACGTCCCCACCATAACGAGGGTTACTGCGTAGTTTGGCTTGTGCCTGTTGTTTACGCTGTGTCCGTAATGTTGATTTGGATGGGGGTGATTTCTTAGAACTCAAGACCTTTGTCTTGCCCTCTTTTGACTTTGTCACTTTGGCTTTCGCTTTCTTTGTTTGCGCAGCCTCTTTTGACTGGTCATATAGACGGGCTTTGTTGATCAGCATGATCACATTAGGATCGGTGTACTGATCTACTTGTTCTTGAGGCAGACCTGATTTTACTGCGTAGGAACGAATGTCATTGTATAATTCGTTACCCCAGTCAGGCAGGTTCTCTTCGAGGGCACGGATACATTCCTGTGCCGCCTTCTGAGTAAGTACCCGTTGGTTTGCTTGGAGTTCACCAAGTAGACCCTGACTTTCTTCGCGTAAGAACTTTACGTCCTCTTCGGCCTGACGTGCATCTGCACGCAACTGTGCAAAGGTCTCTGCGTCCATTTGCTGTGCGGCAAGTAACATATCCATCTCGGAGTAAGGCCGTAGTCGGGCCTCTGCACGTTCTAAGAGTTTCTGGTAGGACAGTTGCGTCCGTTGGAACTCTTGTTCCGTCTGTTTGCGTTGGTTGGCTAAATCTTGAGACTTTTGGGTCAAAGATGCTTCTTGACCATAAAGACGTTTCAAGTCCTTAACAGATACCTGCTTGACTTCGCCTTTGACCTGAATTTCGACAACAGTTTCATCAGATGCGACTTCGACTTCTTCGTCCTCGTCATCTTCGTCAACCTCTTCGTCGTCTTCGTCGTCTTCGGTGTCCTCGTCAGGGTCTGTGTCGTCCTCTACTTCTTCTTCGTAGTCTTCTTCACCTTCATAATCATCCTCGTCGACTTCTGTCTCTTCGATGTCTTGGGATGTTGCATCCTCGTCTTCGTCTTCAGATAGGTTCTCACCGTCTGTCCAACGACCTAGGATAGCGTCAGTGGCATCAGAAATATCCAATGCTACGGGGTCTGAGTTACTTTCATGGACGTTTGTCATAGTCCTTGTTCCTCTTGGCTTGTGTCGCCTTGCGCACGGATTTGGTCACGAACTTCCACCCGTTGTTTCAAAGTGTTCACCACGTCTGCGATTGCACGATAGTGGTTGTATAGACGCTCTCGCTTTTCAGCCTCATCAGGCTTGCTGTTCATGATCTCTGCGAGGGTTACGTCTACGATGTGATTGACAACAGAAGTGAACGCAGGGGCCGTAAGAACGACCTCTGCTTCATCCCCTGCCATCACAAGTTGCTCTTCTTGTGTCGGCATGTTTTACCTTTGGTGATTACCCGTTAGGGCTTGCGATTGCTCTGACATCATCAGCACGTTTCGCAATCTCCAACTCTTCGTAGTTGACTGCTTCTTTGTGCTGCTGCTGTGACTCTTGTAAGTCCAACTTGTCAGATTTTAGGGCAAAGTCTTGCTGCGCCTTGAGTTGCTCAAGTTGCAGTTTCATTTGCGCCATTTCAGCGTCAAACTGGGCACGCATTTCTGCTACTGCTGTCTGACGTTCCTGAATTTCCAGTTGCTTCATAGCCATCTGCATTTGCATCTGCTGTGCAGGGTCAGGCTGTTGTGGTGGGATTTGCTGTGGATCAACCAGATAATCTGCAACATTCTTGATCCCTGACTTCTCAAGGATTGCCTGTAGCATCTTATACTTCTGCTGTGGTCCGTACATCTGTTGCAACGATGGATCGCTGCTGAACAGTTGGTGGAACGCAAGATGCTTCTGGATTTGCGTCTCTTGTTCACCATAACCCAAGTTAAACTCGACCATAACGTCACGCTTGTCTGCCCACTGGGACGGAGTGATCTTGACGTAGTTCCCTGCCAACTCCACGATCTTCTCGACAGTCTCGTTCTCAACACACAGTTGGTAGACCAAAGAGAATAGTGGTTTTAGGAAGTTGTTGGCGAAGTTACGCGCAATGATCTTCTGACGCTGTTGTGACATAGTCGCCAGTTGTTCAACCATTGCAGCCGAGTTCTGTTTGCTAATAGCGTCCTTGTTCAAGCCCTGAGACAAACGGGAGACACCAGAAGTGTCCTCTTTGTCTTCGTCCAACATCTGAATAGTTTGAAAGATGAAGGGGTTTAGGGAAGCCTGTGGCATTGGACTGATAGCGTCTGGACGTGTCACGTTGACGATACCACCGACACGGTTGTCGATTAGTTCCCGTGGGTTCGTTAGACCACCTTTGACCACAGTGTAGCGAGGGTTGTTTGTGACCATCGCGTGATCAAGGATCGACCGTGTCAACACAGTCCGTGCATTCTGAATGGCAATCAACTTGTCAGCGAAGTTGTTACCGTGGAACGCATGTGGGATCGGCAGCGGAACAAAGGCCACGAATGGTAGACGTGTGACCATGTCCTTGGACAGCATGACGTTGCCAGCCTTAACGATGCGATAGAGGTCAGTTGTACCAGTACCATCAACATCCAAGTGCATATATGCCTCAACTACAGTCACCTGTCGTGTCTGCGGCTGCGCACCTTTAGTCGTGAAGCCACGACCAGCACCAATGTCGTCAAAGCGCGACAGTATCTCAGGGTCTGTGTCGAAGTCGTCTTCTTCGTCTGTGACATCTGCCACCAAGTCCTCGTCATACCCCATCTCAATCAGTTCAGCGATTGTCTTGC